AAGAACCTTTCGTCTTCAATAGAGTCTTCTAATTTTAAGAATCGTTTGTATTGACTTAACGTGATATCTTTTAATGAAGTGGGTATTGTAATTTTAATTGCCATACTTATATAACGTAATTAATTAAACTTTTTATAGTATCAAATCTAAATAAAAAAAGGCAGTCATTTCTGACCACCTTTATAAACTACTCATATGCCGTGCACTTACACCCTGCTATCTATTTGCTTAACAATTTCGTTTTTAAACTCCTGCGCTAACCTAGACCATTGAACTTGATAATGTTCGTACTCACCGCTAACTATGATTTCTAAATCTTCAGGGTTATAGATTGCCTCATAATGTGGCGGTGTGTCATAGTCCCCTTCGTCTCCAACGTAACCAATTGAACCAATTACCTCAACCGTTTCGCTTCCGTATATAAATTCAAACTCCATTACTTGATTATGTTTTTAAGGTTAGTATTGATTTCTTGTGACTGGGTGTTTTCAACTTTACTTAAAGAATCAAACAATATCTGCATTTTATCAATCGCATCATTTATTGTTTTTGTCTCTATATCTGCGTATATATCTCTGTTATCCATTTTAGAAAAATTTTGAATTGAGATAAGCGCACCTAAAATTTCTCCGTACTCGTAAGATTGTGAATTTGTCATTGTTTCTGTTTTGATTAATAAAAATAAAGAAAGAGTTGGCCCAGAGACTTGTTGCTGGTTTCTAAGTCGGTTAAGTTACCTTGACTAGCGGTAGACACCCCTCTTTCAATACTCTAATATAAGGCTTTTTTAGTTATAAAACAAATTTTTCATAACATTTATTTTAATTCAATGCGTACTTTCCGAAATTAGGTCTTGATAAAATAGAGTAGGTTGCATACCTACAAGGGTCAATAATGTGGTTATGTTTATCTTCAGGTGTGTTCGTTAACATTCCTGTCTTGTCTTCTTTCCACTTGTAATTTCTAAACTCAGATATTGCGTTTGTTGAGCTGGCTAGAATGTGAATTTTATAACGCTTTAGCAAATCAATACCTGCGTTAACAGAATCACGCCCCTTAATACTTGGCAGCACATTGTGGCCCATTCGCCTCAACTCTTCAATCAATCTAGGTTCAGCACTGTCAGCATAGATAGGGTTTGGTAAAAGTTTTTCACCCCTTAGAAACAGGTTAATGTCCTGTGTGGTCATTTGAGTTCTATACAAATGTTCTTTGACATAAAGGTTATGACCTTGGGTGTATACCGCTACAAAGGTAGTAGGGTCATTAGTGTAACCGAAATCCATACCGTAGGCAATTAAAGCGGCATCTATTGGAACTTGATTTACCTCGGTGTACTTGAATACTGTGCTCCTGCTGGCTGCTCTTTCCCCTAACCCATATACCTGCCAATATTCTTCATCCGTGTCTCTAAGGCGTTCTATCTCCTGTATAATAGAATCCTCAACAAAGGGGTTGTCTAAGTATGTTGTTTTAAAAAAAGCGCAGTCCTCTCTCGGTAATACTTTATCATAAATCCAGTGGTATTCGTCAGAAGGGTTGAAATCAAGTATTATCTTATCCTGTGTTCTAAATAGTAGCTGCTGCCAATCCTCAAAGTATAATTCATTAGCCTCGTTAATAAAAAGCAAATCCCTTTTACGCCCTCTAATCTTTTGAGGTTGGTCTAAGGATATAAATTCAATAAGGTTTCCAAATAGGTTATACTCTGAATTAGATTTGTTATGAAAGTTTTCGTGATATATATTATTGGCTTTTAGTATAGACATAAAATCTCTGAGCACCGTAGCACGTAAACTAGGGAAAGTCTTACGACAAATTGTAATTATCTTGTTTTGGTTTGTTGTACAGTATTGGAATATAATCCACAAAATTATGTTATAGGTCTTTCCCGACCTTGTACCACCTTGTTCAACTACAATTTTTTTATCGTTACCTATTAAATGCTCATAGACAACATTAGTCTTTATCTTTTGCGGAACCAATTATCTCAATTTGAAAGTTAGTAGGCATTCCCTCAACACCTGTAATTTCTTGACGTTCAACATAGCCCCTGTTTTTTCCTTTTGTCTTTAGGTAGAATATGGTTGCTGCTGTTGAATTTTCTGATATCTGCTTATGTAACTGGCTTTCCGCAAAGTCTAAAGCTATGTTTTCAATATCCTTAACCTCTTTAAAAAACTCATCATCTTCATTTAGCCATTTATAAAAAGTGCTACGTGGTATATCTGCCTTCTTACAGGCTACTGTAACAATACCTAAACTCTGCTCAAGTGCTTTTAAAAGTGATTCCTTTTTTATGTGTCTACTTTTGTTCATAATCCTTTGAATGCTTTTAGTGGATAAAATACCAAACTATTTCTGTATCCACCTTCCGAGGTGGGAACAATAGGTGTTACTCCGTGCACATTTCTCCAAGCTGGATAGACTAACATAGAATTATCACAACTATCAACTGTGGCGTTGTAATCTGGCACGGTGGTGTTGCCGCCTGTAGCGTTATTTTTTTTGGCAATAATAACATTTACACACCCTTTTATATTTCCGTTGTCCCTGTGAAAAGGAGCGGGTATATTGTAATTAGAGATACTGCTTGTAAAAAGTTTGCTAAACCTCCATTTTTCAGGCACGTTTTCTTGAATGAGTTTTATTTGAGCCTCGTATACATTTGGTATAATCTTTTTTATAAGCTCTTCACTTTCCTTACACAGCAAAAGCATAGCCTTTATAAATATTTTAGCAGAAGGTACGTTATGAACGCTGCTAATTGTCGGGTACGGCCTTCTCATATGTGGTTTAGGCGGCACGCTTCCAACTATGGTGCTGTATTGTAATACTTCATTATCTGCGTTAAGAAAACCGCTTGAACGCTTCATTACGCTTTTGGGGACATTTTTACTTCTAAGCTCTTGATTTGCTAAAGAAGCTAATTTAGAAGCCTTTTCAGAATACTTTGATATGTCTTTTATATAAAACCCTATTGGCTCACCTTCAGAATAAAATATGGTATCCTCAGTTACGTTTGGCTCTATATGCCCACATACGTCACCTATTTGCGTGCTGTGTTCTAATTGTATTAAATCAACTCTTTTCATAGCAGTGTATATTATCGGCCTTGGGAAATATGTTATTAGGAAAAAAATCATCAGGCAGTTGATAAAATTGTTCCTTATAAATAAAGTTTTTGTATTCAGGTTTAAATTTATCAATCATTTTTCTGTATCTAGTAAGGCTTCTATCTATATCTAAGCTCCATTCAAAAACCATTTTATTTGGAAAGACATTCATATTTTCTAATATATCCATTTCGGCCCCTTCTATATCCATCTTAACGCAGTTCTTTGGCTCGTTTAATACCTCAGAAAAATGCACACAATCTACTGAGAACTTTTGATTACCCCAGTCTTTGTAAAGGCTGTTGCGCCAAACTTGCATATTGTTTCCTACGTACATAGTCATTTTTTTGCTGTCATTTGACACTACAGCTTTTTGATAAATATTTGCTGTCATATTATTCAACTTCAAATTTCTTTCTATCATCTTGCAGTTGTAAGGGTCTGGCTCGTATATGTCAACTGTTGCGCCCTTGCTTATGGCTTGTATCGCAAAAGCTCCTACGTTGCCCCCCAAGTCAATCCAATGTTCACCAGCCTCAATCTTAAAATATTTTTTCTCATATACATTTCTTACGATGACCTCTTCAAAGGTTTTTAAGTCGCTTGTACCTTCTCTACAAAGAAATTTTATTTTCTTATGAGTGTGTTCTGTTATTTTCATAGCTTATTCTTTTCTTCTTTTAAGTATTCCATAATCATACCTCCAATATAAGCCCCTTTTTTTCTCCAAAACCTCACAAGGTCTGAAGCCTCTTCGTAATGTTCTAACTGGAATTCAATTTGAATTGCTTTTCTTACACCGCTTTTCATATCAGACAAATCATCAGATAAATCATCACCCTCAAGTATTGAATAATCAACCTCTTCTTCGGGTTGCCAAACGTCCATACCCCAGTCTTTTAGTTCTTTTGTGTCCCAAGCGTTGGCCAGTATATCCCAATCCCATTCCCCGAAGCCTACATTGTCTTTAATAACAAATTGTTGTACTTGCTTATCAGTTAAGTTTTCGGCCTTAATTATATACACTTCTTTCAAACCAAGCTCCTCACAGGCTTTAAATCTCATATTACCCCCTAGTATATTCATATCACTATTAACGACGATAGGGCGTAGCTGAAGCATCTCAGGGAACTCCTTAATGCTCTTTACTAATTTCTCAAACTTGTCTTTCCTTATTGAACGAGGATTGTTAGGGTTTGAGAATATTTCGGTAATCTTAACTTTTTGTATCATAATTATATAACGTATTAAATTTTATTATTTTTTTTTATTAGGTGTGCCGAATGCCCTTAGCTTGTTTGCTCTTTTTGCCTTGCGCTGGTCTTTGAGTTTGTCAAAGTATTCGTTTTTTAAATCGTACTCGTATGGTATAAACTTCATATTGTAAATCTTAAAAAGAGGGGTCAGCTTGTATTTAACCAAAAGTGTTTCCCTTCAAGGGATTAATTTATAGTGAACCGCCCCTCTCTTTGCTTTAATAATGTATAAGGGGAGCATTTTAATCCTTGCCTACTCCTAGCACAAAAACATTCCGCACCCCCCTCATATGTTGTGTGCTTATTTTATGTTTTTAAGCCAAGTATTTTTTATTGCTTTTATCTTGCTTTTTAGCTCCTGTGTTCTATGTGTTGGAACGTCTAAAACTAGGCTTACCAATGGGCTTCTTAATTTTTCTTGAATTTTTAAATAATCAACCTCTAGGGTTGAGCATTTGCTTTCAAGGTATTTGATTTTGTCTATTTCATCAAACGGAACATTGGTACTAAAAAAAAATTTTTTTTCTAGTTGTTTTAATTTCTCATTGCCTTCCCTGTATTTTGGATACATTTTAACAAGGTGCATAGCCGTTGAATATTCCATAGTTTTACCTTTTTTTTTGAACAGGTCTGCTATGTTTAGCCAGCGCATTTGTAATTTATCTCTTAACAACCAACAAACTAAAGCACGATGTTCAACGTGTTCTCTTGACCTGCTATTTTTGTAAATATCTATTTTTGTTAGCCTTTTTACTTCTTCAGCTATTTCTAGAGGTTTTAAATTTTTCATTAGTCAATCCTAAGTTTTAATAAATGGTAGCACTCAGCATATTTCTGTCGTGCCTTCCCTTTGTATTCTTTTTGGAACAGCTCATAGAGTTTCCTTGTGTATTGGTATTTAGTGTAGCAGCTCACAAAGTATTTCTCAGCAAACCTTTTCCCTTTTCCTCTGAAGTAGTTCACGTTATCTATTGTATCACCCATTATCATTTGCTCATAGAAGTTATACAAAGCCTGTTCTTCGCTTATATCGTAAACCTCTTTATGCTTGTAGTGATAATTGTATATTAAAGCTGGGAATTGTCTGTAGTCTTTATCTATTGATACTATCATCACTTCATCTCTTCCTATGTCTTTAGCAATGTTGTACCAATATCTGGCCACCATATCGTCAGTTTCTACTCCATATCCATAAATACTATCATATTGTTTTTTAACGTAGGTGTGCATTTCGTTTAATAAAGGCGGAAGTTCAGTATCTTTTCTATTGGCTTTGTATTTTTTTGTTATCAGTTTTCTGAAATTACCTTTTGACCCGCTAAATGTAAGAACCTTATCAATGGTGTACATCATTTCGAGATGGTTCACGATAGCCATAAATTGTTCGTCAAACTTATTACGAGCAAACGATATGTCTGAATGGTATGGGTCATCGTCAAGGCTTTCCCTTTTTTTATAGCAACTGGCGAAGATTAAACTGTCCGCATCAACTAGAAGTATCATAATTCTCCTAGCTCATTTTTAATTCTTTGCAATGTTTCTTCCTGCATTTTGCTTTGTTCTGCTAAACATAGGTTGACAATTCCAGGCAAATCTTGAAATAATTGGTCAGCCGCCATTACTAGAAATTGGTTGTCTCCATATTCTATTGTAAGCTCACCATCACTAGCGTATAAACCGTGAGTCTGTCCAACATAAGTATGTCTCTTGGATTCCATTAACTCTTGTTTAACCTCTTCCAGTTGATATTCTAAACGCATTAATTCTGCTGTTAAATCGTCTACTAGGCTCATACTATGTTAGTTTTATGGATAAATGTAAAAATTTTTTTGGCTCACCAGTGTCCTGTATTTGATATGTAATAATCACATCTGTAAGGCTCGGGTCAATATGGGTATGCAATTCTACTTGCTCCCTTATATACAAAAGAGATTCGCGGCTAATTTTCATATTTTAATGTTCACGAGTAATAAAACCCTCTTCACCTACACAGCAAAACAAAAAGCCTTCATCTGAAATTTCTTCAATGCTTATCATATCCGTTGCGTAATGTTCGTTGTAATCTGAAAGGTTATCAAACTCTATAAATTCACAACATAAAGAAATCACGTCTAATTCAATTTGTTCGTCAATATCGTCTTCAAGGTCTTGCAGAGCTTCAAATAAACAATTCAAACCTTCATAGGTAAAGTTTTCAACCCTGTTTAATAGAACAAACTCTTGTCTAAAATCATAATTACTAATAGTTTTTTTCATTTTGTTCTGTTTATCGTATTAGGTTAATTCCTTTCTACATTTACAATATAGCGCTTTTAATGTTATAAAACAAATTTTTCATAACTATTATTTTGAAAAGTTTAGATTAATAACAACCGCACCATTCTCTTCTAACAAGTAGACTTCTTTTAACAGTTTCTTTTTAGTCCACATCGTAGTGTCTGGACAATATTTTTTTACTGGCTTGGGTAACTTTAAAGTGTTGAGGTAATACAGGAAATTGCCTTTAGGGTCAAAAACGTAGAATATTTTTATAATATCTTTATCGAGCCTCATCAAAGCATCGTACTTGTCTTTTTCAAGCATTTTAGTTTCATAATGTTTATTGCGGAACTTCATTTCTATTACGCAATCAAATCCCTTTGGGGTCTTGCCAACGGCATCGTAACGAGAAAAGCCTTCACCTGACCATTTTAAATCCCAACCCTCAGAATTCAAAAGTAAGACAACGGCCTGTTCCCACTGATGAACTTTACTTATCCCCATTTCTTGTATAAGTCCAAACTAGGTTTAAATCCTGAATCCATTTATTTATTGTTTTCGGACTACAAGTACACGGCTTATAATAGGTATGTCCGTAATGCTTCGCGTGTAGGTTACATACCAATTCAAACTCTGTTGGGCTGATAACGTTCTTGTTTTCTCCCAGTCGAAACTGTTCCCAATCTTTATAATCTGTTTCATTAAATTTTACCATCTTTTTATCTTTAAGTCATTAAGGTTTTTTCTCCGTTTTTCACAGTTACATTTTGTGCCCTTAAAAGAGTGATACGTTTCCACCAGCAATTTAATACCTGTGTACTTTGTAATGTAATAAATGATGTCTCCTAGTTTCATATCAATTTAGTTATTGGAAGTAATACACCTTTACTCGTGTTCTTATCACCGCCTCGTTTATCTCTTTTTGTTCCTAAAAATTCTCTGCACCTGTTTTTTAAATCTTCGGTCTTTATCAAGTGAAAAGTTGCACCAAAACAAAAACAATAGTAATCCGCCTGAGATGTGCTAATTCCGCTTTTTTTTCCTCGTGATTCATACTCAACATATACGTTACCAGTTTCTAACGCCTGTAAATCATATTTAACTTCGATAGTCTTATTCTTGAAAATACCAGCCAATTCTTGTTCTTTTAATTGACCAACTTTCAAATCATATTTAAAGTCGTTATTAAAATTCATAACAATTTTTTTAGTATTTCTTTTGTTTTCTTATAGGTAAAGTAAAGTACAAAGTACTCAATTTTTGACCGCCTTGATAGTTCAGCAATGCTTTCACCACCGTTTATAATTTCAAATACCTTGCGGTCATACCAGTGCATTTCTGATAATGCGTTTTCAATTATTTCGTAAGCATCTTCGTAGTTTACATCATTATAAGAATAACGCTTGTCATTGCTGTCCTGTGCGTGTTGTCCTATTTCAATTATAGTAACTCCCTTTTGCCTTCTTTTTAAATCATAAAACAGGCTTTTTAAAGTTTTAAAAATGTAGTAGTAATTTATTTCATCTTCATACATTATATCTAAACCCTTTTCTACTTGGAGCTGTATTTTAATGTACATCTCCTGTGTAATGTCTTCAGCTACCCTTCTAGTACAACCAAAAGTTGAAACAATATCAATCCAAGTGTCGTGCTTTTTAGCAACTAAAATCATTACTTTTTGGCTCATTTCAAAGGGTCATATATGTTTTCACAAATTACAGGTATTCCTAATTCATTAACTTTAAAGCTAAAGGTTTCAAAAGGGTAGCCGCGACTTCTTTTACAATTTACAGTTATCCAATCTTTGTTTACGGTATTAGCCTCTAACTCTATTTGGCATTCTGTCTTTTTTTCAAGTGCTGACCCAAGGTGACCAGTCATTTTAGTGGTTCCGTAATTGTGATGGATAACGCAAATGATATGAACAGAATATTTGGCCGACCATTCCATTAATTTTTGAACCGCTGCGTTACACTCCTCAATGTTATTTACGTCAGCAACTAAATCGGCTATTCCATCTAAGATAACCAAAGAAGGTCGGTCTAATTTCTTTGACAAGTAGTGTTCAATAAACTGGATGCGTTGTTTGTGGCTTACCGCCCGCAGCGCAAAAGTGTGGTAAATGTTTGGGTCAATAGAAGAGTCCATATCGTAAGGGCGTTTAAATACGCGTTGTGCGTGCCACAATCCCTGCTCCGTGTCTATATGAACAAGGTGCCCCTCTCCTCTATGCCCTTTTAAGTTTCCTCCATATACATTTTGTCCGCTTAAATACACTGAAGCTAATAATGATACAAAAAAAGTCTTCTTTGTTTTTGGTGGAGCACTTATGCAAGAAAAATTACCGTAAGTGCCTAATGGAATGGGTAATAGAGAATCCCCTTTTGGGTTTTTAATTAGTTTCTCACCAAAGGATAAAGCTACTGGTGGATATTCAATAGGTTTTGATGTGTCAACAAAACAATTTTCTTGTATTGAATCCATCATTTTCTCGTGTATTGTCTTTAATAGTGTGTCTGTCATTATTCAAAGATAAAAAAAAAGGGGGGAATGAATTTAAACATACCCCCCTTCAAGTCATTAAAAAAATTTAAAATGGTAAATCAGTTTCACCCTCTTTTGATAATACTGCTGTTCTTGCATCTTGTGCTGTTTCTTCTCGTTCAGCCAAAACAATACTACCATCTGTCCACACGACCTTACCATTTCCTAAATACGTTTTCGGTTTTTTCGCCTCACGCTCTTCTTTGGTTTGAGCAACTGACAGGGACATATTGTTTCCATATCTCGTATCATCATTTATAGAAATACTTATATTACAATATACTGCTCCATCACGTCCTGCAATGAATTTTTCTTTTGGCAGCTTGTCTACCCGAATTGATGCGTTAATGATTGCACTCATAATTGATTGTATTTAATTGATTATTTTTTAAAACTGTCTGATTCATCTTCACCAAATACCCCAAGCTCGTAAAAACCTGTGAGCTTTAATACTGCTCTGCTCATAGCTCTTTTCTCTGCCATCTCAGCAACGTACCAGCTGTTGCAGTTTCCATCCTTAAAAGTATCACCTTTTAATGCAGAGCCAAAGGTCTGAATTTCTTTGCCTTCTTTTACTGCTATAGCTTTAAAGACTGAGTAATTCGGTTCACATCGTATAACCTCGTAATTGATAGATATCTGCTCAACGGCTTGTATCTTGTCAATCCCTGTTCTAGTTATAATAACATAATGTTGATGCTTGAATACATCGTCTGCGGTTAGGTCGTACTTTTTGTACAACTCTACGAGTTTGTTTCTGTCCATCCTACTGTTTGATTAAAGTGAATATTAGCAATGTCTTGATGTAAATTTTCTACTTGAGATTCTAAGAACTCACAATGAGCTACAAGGTCTTTTACCTGTTGGCCGTCCTCTAGTTCTTCTACTCTTCTCATTAAAGCTCTAATTCTTTCATTCTTGTATTCGTGAGTACGATAAATATCACCCATTATTTAATATTTATTAAGATGGATTTTCTTTTGTCTATTTCCTGATAAATAGCCATTTGTTTAAATCCGTTAGAATTTTTTGTGGCCCAAATTAATTGCTCTTCCAGCTGTTTAATCTCTTGCCGTAGCTTTTTGTCTTGTGTCAAATCCTTCGGATTATTTACTGTTAGAATTTCTCCGTCTACAATTTTGGTTGTAGTTCCATCATTCCAATTTAATTCCATTCTCATCTGTTTTTATTGTTCCTAGCTAATATAAAAAAAAAATTTCATAACTAAAAGTTTTTGATAAAAAAAAAGAGGCGACTTTAACATCAACCTCTTTCCTAGTAATAAAAACAGAACACCCAAATATAGTTCTTTACATATTGTTAACCAAATTTTGATACTTAAATATCCAATCCTCTAATTCTGAGTTTGTTATTTTAATTGTTTGATTAGCTTTTTGATGCAATTCAGTTGACGTGCCTTCTCCAAAAACTTTATCTAGGTTTTGACTAAATATAAACTGTTCACCATATTTAAACACGTTGCACCCCGCACATTGTACTTGACAGTTGAGCTCATCCCATCTAGTTGCGTAATGCCTGCGAGATTGAAAATGTCCGTTTTGTAGCTTCTTCCAATGGTCTTGCTTGCCACACGTGAAACAGGTTGCTATTTCATCAGTTGAATTTACCCTTCTTATGTATTGGCTAAATATGGTGTCTAAGTTTTTAACCAGTTTTGTCCTTGTTATTTTTTTAGCCATTATATAAAAGTGTTTTACCCAGCTTTAAATCTATTTTTTTTATAGTCTCGTAAATATACAAGCTGTTTTCTTTTACTGTTTTTTTTTCTTTCGTTGTCGAGTCCGTGCCTAAGTTGGTGTACTGTTTAGCATCAATTTCAAGAAGTCTATCTGTTTTTTGCTTGTTTGATAAATACTTGCAATTCAAGGCTTTATCTACATCTTGTTTGTAGTACATCTTTTTTTTTGTTTTAACGGAATAAAAATAATACCTTTGAGTCTTTTTATTAATCTATATATAAATATAGAAATTTATCAAATATAAATAAAATCATAAACAAATACTATAAAAATAATGTGATAGGTAATGTGTGCTACCTAAGAACCACACCCCTCACAATCTGGATTATCAATAGAACAAGCATTTTCGTTTTTTTCACTTGTTGTTAGGTCATTAACGAAGTCAGCAAAGCTGTCATTCATTCCGAAGTCTTCAGTCATATCATTTGGTTTATTGGTTAATTCGTCATCCCAGTATAGAAATATCTGAGGGTTTTTGTGTTTATACACT